CCCAGAAAGTCAGCTTGACGAGAAAGAGAAGTATTACATCAAGCTATATGCTGGTAAAGGCTATCAGCTTAGGAATGTCAGTTTAGGCGGTCAAGGAGAAAATCGTGCTAGTGGTTCAATAGGTGATAGGAAAGCACCTAAAGGCTATATGCAGGGCATACAGCAAGGCAAAAAGGTGTTAGCAAGGGAATTATCCTCTATCGCAGAAAAGCACCTTATAATCCGCTTAAAGCCAGAAAAAGAGCATAATAAAGTATCGCAGAAGCAGTATGAGAAGTTTATGGATTTATTGAAAGTGGGTGGTTCAGAATGAAAAGAAATGATTGCATAGAGGTATTAGACCACTTGAAAGAAAAGCTGAAAGAAAAAGATATAATTGCCGTACAGGATAGTGAAGATGATTATAAATGTCCTGTATGCGGTCAGATTTTTACAGGCGAAGATATTATTAAATACTCTTACAAGTGGTGCTATAACTGCGGTCAGAGAATAGATTTTACTCTTCCGAGAAACAGATTTAACTAACTAAAAATCAAAGAAAGGAATAGGTTGTGCGCACATAAAACCGAGGTTTCCTTTTGGTAGATTTTATGAATTTTGACAATTGTTCTTGCGATAATCAAATGTCTATATTTGACTTCACGAGAGAGCCAATTAGTATTACGAAGCCTATCCGCTTGATAGAATTATTCGCCGGCTACGGAAGTCAGGCAATGGCACTAAAGAGAATAGGCACTAAATTTGAGCATTACAGAGTTGTGGAGTTTGATAAGTATGCTATTGCAAGCTATAACGCAGTGCATGGCACAGATTTTCCCACAATGGACATAACAAAGGTTCATGCAGAAGATTTGAATATTTGCGGCACAGAAACCTTTACTTACTTACTTACTTACTCGTTTCCTTGTACTGATTTATCGGTTGTCGGGAAACAAGCCGGAATGTCTAAGGGAAGTGGTACAAGGAGTGGTCTGTTGTGGGAAGTTGAGAGAATACTAACAGAAATTAGAGATAGTAACGGAAAATTACCACAGATATTGTTCATGGAGAACGTGCCACAAGTACACGGCAAGAAAAATATCAATGATTTTGAGAAGTGGTTGGGTTTCCTGGAGAGTTTAGGGTACACAAATTATTGGCAAGATTTGAATGCTAAAAATTATGGAGTGGCACAGAACAGAAACAGATGCTTTATGTTTTCGTTCCTTGGCAATTACTCATATGATTTTCCACAGTCTATACCCCTCAAAAAGAAGTTAAAAGACTATCTTGAGGATAATGTAGATGAAAAGTATTACATCAACAATGAAAAGGCTGACAAGCTGATAAAACAGCTTATCGACAACGGCACATTGCCACAACACAGCAGAGCGGAATTTCAAACTTGCGGTCAGACGAAAACCTTGTTGTTAAAAGGAATGGCAAGTAAGAAATATGAACCATATGCAGAAAAGGTAGATATTTCCACTACATTATGTGCTAGAGATTATAAAGGATTAAACAACTTCGGTCAGAATGGAGTGATTGAAGTAATGGCAGATGTAAAGGTAATAGGACAAATGGATAACACGATAGTTGCTATGCGTGGCAGAAATCCTGATAATCCGTCAGATAGAACTGCGGGAAACCCAACAGAGCAGAGATTAGAGGTAAATATGCAAGGTACAAGCAATTGCTTAACGAGTGTGCAAAAAGACAATCTTGTTATAGAAAGCCAAGTATTAACACCCAAACGGACAGAATATGGCAAACAGATACGGAAAGCGTATGAAAGCGGTCAGATACAGGAAAGTAGACACAATATGACGGAATTAGAGCCTAGAAAAGATGATATATCTAATACGCTGACAACAGTGCAAAAAGATAATTTATTGCTTGAAAACGTAAAAATCAGACAGG